TTGATCGTGTAACTAACGATGAAGTAATAACTATCGAGTGTTACAACACTAATAATGTAGCCATAACATCAACATCTGCAAGTATTGCAGCAGGAGATGCTGTTAACAATGTAACAATACAGCCTGCTCCTGGGGAGGACTATGCTGCCAATGATTACAGTTCTAAAGCATTAAAATATGATCCTGCTGATGGAGTTGCGTTTATAGTAGATGGTGCATTCGGTACAGCATTACTTTTAAATGGTGCATCTTATACTGAAGTTAATAATATAATGTTTTTATCTGATGCACATATCACTACTACGATTTATGGTAATAGTGATAGTAGTAATATTAACGGCTGTATTCTACAAGAAGAAAGTAATGCAGCACGAACAAACAGAGTTAACTATACCAATTGCCTGTTTATTAGAAATGCAAATCTAGGGGTAGCTACGTTAACATCTCAATTTGATGCATTGAATCAATGTACCTTTGTTTGTCCTGATGATTTGACTAGCACTACTCATGCGGTAGGTTTGCACTCTACAGATATTCAGAACTGTGCAGTATTCGGGTTTAGCTCTAGTACATCAGGAAGTGCAGATGGAACGAGCGAATATAATGCTACAGATAATGCCTCAATAGCCGGGACTAACTCGCTTGTAAGCCAAACATACGCTGATCAGTTTAAAGATGTAAATGATGCTACTCAAGACTGGGGTATGAAGGCAGGTAATGATTTAGATGGTGCCGGAGCCGGTGGTATTGATATTGGATACAGGATACCTACTGCCATTCCTGGTGGTGGTGGAAGTACAAGTTCAAACGATGAATTCTATATAACTCTATTAAGTGGAGCAGCCGTATAATGGAAAAGAATCAAGCAGGTAAGTGGATTGTTTTTGCGTATGGACTTCCTGATCATGCCAATCCAGGACAACCCATTACAGGGGATGCAGCTAACATCACAGCTAATGTGAGAATAGATGGTGGCGCGGCTAATGCGGTGGACGATACCAATCCAACTGAATTAGAAGCTGGGTATTATGTATTTGATACATCAGCAGTAGAGTCTAATGGGGATTTACTATCTATACACCCTGTCAGCGCTACTCCTAATGTGCAAGTAATTGGTGTGCCTGGATCTGTTTATACTCGACCTCCTAATTTCAATGAGATGGGGATAGAGTCTGATGGAGACCTGACTCAAGTAAACTCATTAGCAGGCCATACGGCTCAGACAGCAGACCATACAGCTGCTATTGCTGACGTGCCTACAGTTGCTGAATTTAATGCTAGAACCTTAGCTGCGGCGGCCTATTTTGATCCAGCAGCAGATACAGTTGCTAATGTAACTACAGTTGCAACAACTACTACTAACACTGACATGAGGGGCACTGATAGTGCAGCTACGGCAGCTAACCTAGCCATAGTGGATACCAATGTAGATGATACCTTATTAGACACTGGAGACATTATAACCTCTGTAGCTGCAATTGGGTCCACATCAGGTGGTGCACTAAATATTGAAATTACAAGTGATAACACCTTGTCCCCAATCAAAGGCGTGTCATTTGTTGGTGTTGAGAACTCAGGAACGTTTGCCAGTATTGAGGCTGATGACGGTGTCTATCATGAGATAGGTGATGCTACTAACGCCATCGATATTGTTTATCAAACAAACGTTGGGGGCACTCGTGCAGGTGTTGAAATAGATTTTAAGGGGTATCTAAACAGTGCCAATGACAGTATCACAATTCAGGCGTATGACTTTGTTGGTGCTACATGGGATACAAGGCTCACATTGGTTGGCCAGAATGGTGCAACTAACGTTGCTGAGACAATTAAGCTATTGCTTAAGCATACTGGTACCGGTGCTGATCTAGGGATAGTATTGATTAGGTTTGTTAATACTGGTCAAACAGGTCCAACGTTATTTGTTGATGAGCTACTGATTGCAGCGGTCAACACTAGTAATTCAGTAGGGTATGCTAATGGTAAAGTGTTTATAAATACTAATATTTCTAATACTGGAACTGTACCGTTTTTCGATGGTGTTGGGGATAGACCTGTAAGTACATCAACAGCGCTGAAAACGATTGCTGACAATATAGGGTTGAAAGGTATTCAAATTCTTGCAGGATCAGCAATTACATTATCACAAGCCTTCGATGCCTTTGAATTCATGGGATTCAACTATTCTGTTAACCTTAATGGTCAGAGTGTTAATCAATCTAGTTTCAATGGTGCTTTTATCATAGGTAATGACTCAGGGACTAATCCAGGGTTTCTAGTATTCAAAGAATGTAGTATGTCAGCTAATACATTAGGTAAATATGCATTGCTGGGTTGTGTTGTAACTGATGTCATTACATTAGCAGAAGAAGAAAATTATGTGTGGACCAATTGTGAGGGTGGAACAGCAGGCAATGCTGGCCTGGATTTCAATTCTGTATTGAATGCATCAAATGTGACGCTATCCTACTGGTCTGGTGATCTTGAGGTTCAAAACATGGGCCAGGGAACAGGTATTTATGATCTTAAAATTACAGGCAATGGTGTAATAACGTTAAATGCTAATTGCACAGGTGGCACCCTGACGTACGCTGGTGATATTAAAATTATTGATAACTCAGGCGGTGCTGTTACGATAGTCTCCGGTAACATCGGGGATATTATTGTCGATACGACAGAAATTGGCATAGCTGGTGCAGGACTAACTGATCTTGGCGGCATGTCAACAGGAATGCAAGCTGAGATTAACACAGAAGCCGATACAGCCCTTACAGACTATGATGGACCTACCAATGCTGAGTTTGAAGCTAGAACCCCTACAGCAGCCCAGTTAGCTTATATTGTGGCTAATGCTGCTACAGCAGTATCTGTTACCTTTACTACAGCAGGAGGTAGTACAACAGCAGCAGTACTTAATCTAGTTGATGAGGCGTCTGCAAGTAACGCAGATGATCAATATAATGGTAGAGTATTATACTTTACAGATGGAACACTTAAAGGAGTGGTTACCGATATTACTGATTATGTAGGGAGTACTAAAGTAGCAACTATTACAGCTATACCTTTAGCTCCTGAATCAACCCATAACGCAAGACTTGTCTAATGGCTTTATCAGGCAATCAACTAACCAGGCTGAATGCATCTATAGGGGGAATAGGTAGGAAACTAACTATAACCCCTAAGATACCTAACCCGAATACCCCTGTAGAAAATAATATAGTACTTCAGTGGAACAGCTTAAATGAGGTAAGTAATAATCTAGAGTCTCAATGGAATATTGTAAACTCATTAAATAATAGCATTGTACTCCAATGGAATGCTTTAGGTAATGTAGTCAATACATTAGAGAGTCAATGGAATATTCTTAATGAAGTGGAATCTGAGTTAGTAACTCAATGGAATATATTAAATACTGTAGAGAATAGTATTATTCCTCAATGGGATATTCTTAATCAAGTAAATAACTCTAGTGTACTGAATTGGGATATAGCTATTGAAGTAAGTAGTTTCGTAACAGTTGAATGGAATATTAATAATTCTGTAGACTCACCATTAATACTTCAATGGAAAATTAATGATTTATTAAATACCTTAACTGAATTTAGATTAATGCATATAGATTCTCCTAGTACTACTATGTTAATAGCAGAATCTAATAGACTAATGAAAATATTAAAGGGGTAACCTAATGCCTATAGTAATCGCAGATATTAAATTTTATTTATCCGGTGGAGTTGGTAACTCCGATGTAGATTTATCACTAGGAGGGGCAATTAGTACAACAGAAGTAACTTCAGCAACTCTACATAATTTATTTGATATAGTTTATGGTGCTGAAGCTATAACAGGAGATGTAGAATACCGTTGTATATACGTTAAGAATACTCATGGATCATTAGACTTACAAACAGCAATAGCTTGGATATCCTCTAATACGCCAAGTACGTCAAGTACTCTTGATATTGGTTTAGGTACTTCAGCCATATCTGCTGAGGAACAGACAGTAGCAGATGAATCAACTGCACCGTCAGGAGTCACCTTCACAGCTCCTATATCACTAGGAGTAGGACTGGCTATAGGTAACTTAGCAGCAGCGGCAACTATGGCTATATGGCTACGTAGGACAGTCTTAGTAGCAGCAGGACCATATGATACAGATACTGCTACAGTTAATGTAGGTGGAGATACAGCAGCATGAGTGAATTTACTCATAATGGGATTGATATCCCTACTGCTCCTCAAGTACAAGACCCTAATGATATTACAGATTGGGGATGTGACTGGACAAATTGGCTAGTAGATGGTGAAGTAATACTTCTATCTAGTTGGGAACTCTCTACAGGGTTAAATGCTAATGCAACTACTCAAACAGATACAACAACCAGTGTATTTATATCAGGAGGTAAAGTAGGATCTAAATACCTAATAACTAATCGAATATCTACAGCCACAAGAACTGAGGATAGATCCATGTACATTCTATGTGAAGAAAAGTAACAATTTAAATTAATTAGTAATATTTATAGGGGGCTTCCAGCCCCTTTTTTGACCTCTGGAATAAGGTAATTTGAATGAAAGATATTACAGATATGGAATATTTTGAGGACTCAGAAAAATTAGTTAATATACTAATGAGTAAAACTCAGAATAATAATCCATTATTTTTTAGAATACAGGTAGCGTATTACTTTGCAAAAGTAGCTAGCTCAATGCGAACCAATATAAAAACACATGATAGGGGGATCATACCTGTATCCCTGTATGCAATAAACCTAAGCTGTAGTGGGAGTGGTAAAGGACTCTCTACAAATATAATTGAAGATCAGGTAATAGATAAATTTAAAACCAACTTCATTGATCATACCTTTGCTAACTTAGCTACCACCAACATAGCTAAGATTGCATTAAAGAGATCCAATAAAAACAATACTGATCCAGATGAAACCTTAGAGAAGGTAGAAAAAGAGTTTGCAGCACTTGGACCTTTACTCTTTGGATTCAGTAGTGCTACTACTCCTGCTGTTAAACAGATGAGACATAAATTATTAATGTCTGAAGCAGGATCAGTCAATCTAGAGATAGATGAAATTGGATCAAATCTATTAGGTAATATGGATGTCTTAAGTACCTTCTTAGAACTCTATGATGTAGGTAAAGTAAAACCTAAACTCATTAAGAATACAGCAGATAACTTACGTAACGAGGAAATAGAAGGACGTACTCCAACCAATATGATTCTATTTGGTACATCCAGTAAATTACTAGATGGTGGTAAAGTAGAAGAAGAATTCATATCAATGCAGGAAACTGGATACGCTAGAAGAAGTCTCTTTGGTTATAGCAAAACCCATACCAAAGATCTGGATATGACTCCTGAAGAAATCTACGACTTAATGACTGATTCCTCTAATGATAGTTTCCTTAAAGAAATATCAGATAGGTTAGGTAATCTAGCAAATAAGATTAATTTTAACTCAACTCTACGTATGACCAAGGAGGTAAGCCTATTACTTATAGAGTATCGAATTAACTGTGAAAAGATTGCAGATGCTTTAGGAGAATACTCAGAAATAGAGAAAGCTGAAATATCCCATAGATACTTTAAAGCACTTAAGTTAGCAGGAGCATACGCCTTCATAGAGGGTAGCTGTGAGATATTAGAGTCACATCTATACTCTGCTATCAAATTAGTAGAAGACTCTGGTGTGGCATTTAAAGCCATTCTAGAGAGAGAGAAGCCTTATGTTAAATTGGCTAAGTATATAGCTGGTGTAAACAGAGAGGTTACTCAAGTAGATCTAGTAGAGGATCTACCTTTCTATACAGGTACAGATGCTAAGAAGCGGGATATGCTGTCCTTAGCAGTAGCCTATGGGTACAAGAATAATATCATCATAAAGAAGAGTTACCTTGATGATATAGAGTTCCTATCAGGGGAATCTATGGAGGAAACAGATCTATCCTCAATGTCAGTATCCTATAGCTCAGATATCACTCAGAACTATGTAACAGAGAGTGCGCCTTTTGATCAACTACATAAAGTAACAACCTCAAACTTGCATTATACAGCTCATGGATTCAATGGAGGCTACAGAAGCTCAGAGAATGCCATACAAGGCTTTAATCTAGTTATCTTAGACATTGATGAGGGTGTCTCACTAGACAGCGCTAAGCTCCTTCTAACAGGCTACAAAGCTCTCTTATCTACTACCAAACGACATACCGATGAAAAGAACAGATTCCGAATCCTATTACCTCTAAGCCATACGGTTAAATTATCATCAGAGGCTTATAAAGAATTCATGGAAGCAATCTTTGATTGGTTACCTTTTGTTGTAGATGAACAGACTAAAGATATTGCTAGAAAATGGTCTGGTCATAATGGAACCTATGAGTATCTAGATGGCAAATTAGTAGATGCTACATTGTTCATACCTCAAACTAAGAAAGCAGAGGAGCAGGCTAAGAGAGTATTAGATACTCAATCATTATCTAATTTAGAGAGATGGTTTGCAGGGAGGATTTCTAATGGTAATAGATCCAATCAATTAATTAAATATGCTTTGGTTTTGGTAGATAGTAACTATAGCTTTGATGCTATCAAGATTGCTATTGAAGCTTTAAACAACAAGATAACTAATAAGTTATCTGAAGATGAAATCAATAACACTATTTTAGTAACAGTAATGAAAAAAATAGCTAACCGATAAGGAATAAATATGGAACTAGTAAATGATAATTTAGTATTAATATCAGGCAAGAGCGCAACTGGGAAATCAGCATGTTTAATGGGGATTAAGAATCCTGAAGGTGTTATGTATCTTAATTGTGAGAACAATAAGAAGCTCCCATTTAAAAGTAAATTTAAAGAATATAAGATTACTGATCCATATCAGATATATGATGCGTTTACTCATGCAGAAACAGATGATTCAGTCCATACAATTGTGATTGATACAATCACGTATATGATGGGAATGTTTGAATCTGTTCATGTAGTAGGAGCAACTAATACAATGGCTCAATGGGGTGCTTATGGTCAATTCTGGCGAACCTTAATGAGCCAATATGTTGCTAACTCAAGTAAGAATGTAATTTGCTTAGCACATACAATGGATGTTATGAATGAAGCTGAGATGGTCAATGAGACTCTTGTGAAAGTCAAAGGCTCAATAATGAATGAAGGTATTGAGAGCGCCTTCAGTACAGTGATTTCTACTAAAAAAGTTACTGTTAAAAAGCTTAAAGATTATGAATCTGATATGTTAACCATCACTCCAGAAGATGAAGCATTAGGTTTAAAATATGTATTCCAAACTAAGCTAACTAAAGATACTGTTAATGAGCGTATCCGAGGCAGCTTAGGAATGTGGGATACTAAAGAAACGTACATTGATAATAATGTACAACATGTACTTGGTCGTTTACACACTTACTATAAATAACTAAAAGGAAATACAAGATGGGAATGTTTGATTTAGGAACAGATGTAAAACAAGAAGTAGAAAAAGATACTCTAGGAGGAGGCGGTGTAAGGGAGTCAGGTGTATATGACTTTATTATTAAGCAAGCTTACCTTACTGAGTCTACAGGTGAGGCTATAGCAGTAAATTTATCTATGGAAGATGTAGATGGAGGGAAGTTTAAACAACAAATCTATATCTCTTCTGGTAAAGCCAAAGGTAAGAAATTTACCTATACAGATAAGCGTACAGGTGATGAACGTCCTCTACCTGGATACAGTCAAGTAAATAGTATTTGCTCCCTAGCAACAGATCTTGATTTTGGTAGTATTGATCCAGAAGATAAAGTAGTTATGGTTTATGACTTTGATCAAAAGAAGGAGGTGCCTACTCAGGTTCCTGTAATAATGGAACTCATTAATGCACCTATCACTCTTGGTATCTTAAAAATAGTAGAGAGTAAACGTAAATTAGTAGGGAGTGATTATGTAGCTACTAATGAGACTAGAGAGATTAATGAAATCTCTAAGATCTTTAAAACAGACGGTCGATTAACAGGTGCAGAAATTGCTGCGGGTATGAGTACTGGAGAGTTTGTAGATAAATGGGAAGAAAAAAATAAAGGTAAGGTGGTAGATAAAGTAGATAAGAATGTTAAAGCACAAACAGGAATACCTACAGCACAGGCAAGTGCCGCCATACCTTCTACCACTCCTAAACTATTTGGAAATACATGAGCACACTAGTATTACCGCTATACGTTATGAAAACCAAAACTAAGAAATTCTACTTGGGGTTAAATGTATATCGGAATGCTCACTATGCTGCATGTAATAAAGCTAAGATAGCTTACAAGAAACAACTAAGGGATGAGATATTAAAACTACCTATCTTTAATAAAGTAGAATTGATATACACTCTTTATCCTAGAACCAAAGCTCTATGTGATATAGGAAATATCCTAAGCATCCATGATAAGTTTTTATGTGATGCTCTAGTAGAGTACGGTGTATTACCAGAAGATAACTACCTACATATTCCTAAGATTACTTTTCTTATGGGGCATGTAGATAAAACTAATCCAAGAGTAGAAGTACTCATAAAGGAGATTCCATAATGGAAATTGTATTAAATTTAACTAATGATGAAATAGAAAATGCACTACTTACATATGTTGGTTCATCAGGAATTGATATGGAAGGTAAGACTACTGCTATGACTATTACCTCCGGTCGTAAAGGTAATGGGCTACGTGCAGAAATTGTAATCACTCCTATAGGAGAGGCTGTAGACGTACCCGTTAATTCCCCAAGCAAGGGTATTATGCGTGAAGTAAGTGAGGATGATGAGAGGACCTCACCACTAGAATTAGATGTTGTAGTCGGTGAAACTGAGAAACCTTCTGAAACAGCTTCCCTATTCGCCTCTACAACATAGTATGATTATTAACGCTGCTCTTGCAATAATAGTCGTATTGAT